GTACTGGACCAGTTTTAGCCTTTCCACCCGGAACATTGCTACCGCGGCCAACTGACCCGTGCAAAGCGTCCAATTTTCTATAAAATCGGTCTAGTGCATCTTCAAATTTGTCTTGATCAAAATCAGCCATCTGGTCCTTTTGCCATTAAAACTACACATAAATACGATTATGACATAGGTTCTTATAACCTATTTATCGTTAAGGATTAACTACATGGATAACTCAAACCCACTTAAGAAGCCAATACAGCAGCCAGCCGCTAACCCATTGGCACAATATTACCGCAAGCCTGGCACATACATTGACTTACCTAGCCGCGCTCGTTTTTATTCAGTGGCTCCAAAGTTGTCTGATACAGGCGAACTTGCAGTTTATCCAATGACTGCTAAAGACGAACTAGCACTTAAGAACCCAGATGCACTACTAAACGGCGAAGCACTAAAGCAAGTGATTGCGTCTGTATGTCCAGACATTAAAAACGTCGACGAAATCCCGGCACCAGACATTGATGCTATCTTAGTAGCCATGAGAATGACCAGCTATGGTGATGATATGGAGCTTGATATTGCACACGGCTGTGATGCAAGTGGGGGTAAGAGTCAAAGAGTTACTGTAGGTTTAGGTAGTGTGCTTTCAACATCAAAGCCAATCCCTGAAGAATTAGGCCAAGTTACACTAAGCAATGGTGTAGTTGTTAATCTAAAACCTTATACACTTATTGCACAAAGTAAACTGTTAAGAGCTCAATTTAGCACTATGCGTCAATTGCAAGCTGCTGAAGTAGCTAATAAAGATATTGAAGCAAAGGCTGCAATTGCCGATGCTGGCTACAAACAACTAACTGATCTAAGCCAAGAAATCCTGGCACTTAGCATCACATCAGTTGTACTACCAGACGGAACAGAAGTAACTAACCGTCAGCATATCTTAGAATGGGTTCGCAATTTAGATCGTGCATCAAACGAGCGATTAGATCAAGAGCTAAAAGAGTTTGCCAAGTACGGCGTAAGTCGAACACTAGAAGTAAAATGCGAACACTGTGGTGAAACTTACACCAGCGACATGCTATTCGATCCTACAAGTTTTTTCAGCGTCGGCTCTTGACACTCGGAACTGATAGAGCAAAGATTTCACGCTTTATCACAGGAATTGAAGACGAGGCAAGAGCCGTAATTAAAGAAGTAACAACACTTAGCGTATGGGGAGGCATTAACCCAGAATCAGTATGGAATATGACGCATACTGAGCGATCTGTCCTTAGTGAAGTAATTAAAGATCGTACGGAAGCAATGTATGGCAAGAAAGGATTCGCTCGTAGTCATTTCTAATATCGTGTTGTTTCTTCTATAGGGCGAATACTTCGCCCTTGAATTTCGTATCGCTTCGCTCTACTCATTCACTTTTATAGTACTACAGATTTTTTAGTTTTCGTTTCATTTCAAACGATTTTATATGATACTTTGTGTAATTCTTAACAGATGAACTACATAATGAATACTTGACCTGATGCTTCAGTCACACTTAGCCGTTTTACCGGCTAAGATAAAAACACTTGACCCGAAGTCCAATGTCACATTCAATTACAGCAACTTGTTAAAGTTAGGGCGGTCACGCTGTACCCTTTTACGCTTTTCTTATTATGACGCTACTGCACACACCTAATTGAAATAACGTGTGCAATATGCAGGTTGTAATAGTTCACCATTGCCTGCTCTTTCCGGTATTACTATACTCACACCAATTCTTTTCATACCATGAATTGCGTCCTGTTAAGGATAGTGGTGCTGAGTCTCCGCTACTGCGACGGAATTTCCTTCCCCTGCGCCACCCTAGGGCCAGGTTTTATGGGTGCATGATCTAACCGGCTGCACAAGCCTATCAGTAGTAAATGAGTATAGGGGAGTTGGTATTAGCCGGAGTGATATACTAGATTTATCAATGTTTTCAGCAAGTTAAGTAGGTGTTTATAGTTTGCCAAATACGTGATTTTTATGTACTTTTAAATTGATAATGCCGTTGTAGTAGTCTGTAGATTCTAGTACTTTTCTGTCAAATTGTTCTCTTGCTTCGATGTATGAGCATGCGGCCTTTGATGTGCAATAGTGTAATATTTCTCTCTTGAATTTATCAGTGCCTAAGTTAGCCAAGTCTGCCAAAAGTTCTACGCTGGAGCCATAATAATCTTGCCAATCGGAATCGATCTTACTTTTAATCTTCTTCCGCTTTTTAGTGCCATTTTTAAGTTTGACAACACGGTACGTAGTTTTAGAAAATTTTGCAAGTTTCTTCCCTACGTACTTTCTGTTGTTGGTCAGGTTTGTAATAAGATATACAAACCCAACACAATCTTCAGGTAATGACTCTACAACCTTATTGTCGTAAAGCCATGTCATTACTTGGCTGCAAGGGCTTCTTTCTCGGCGGTAATCTCTTTACGACGCTCTTTGATTGCCTTGCTCATTTCCTGTAGTGCCTTGCGAGCACGAGCAGCTGATGCCTTAACACCCTTCTCGGTAAATTTTGCGTTTTCTGCGATGTAGGCTTCAAATTGCTCTACTAGTGTTTGGTGATTTGACATAATATTTCCTTTAGTTAATTTCATTCACTTGAGTATCAGTATCAAGTGTTGTGAATCCGTTTTCCTTAACAACCATAAGCACGTTGTTGACTCGTCCTGCTAATTCGTCTCTATGACTGATTAGGAAGATGTTTCGATTCATTTCTCGTCCCATGGCTTTTAGTACAGACATTGCATTTTCAATGCCTACACTATCCATACCGCTATCAACTAGCTCGTCGATAAACATTAAGTTCATTGGCTCAGTGAAGCTTTCATAAACATCTCGGAAACTCCAGCTCATTGCTAGAATTAGTCGATTGCGCTCGCCTCGGCTTAAGTTATCAAAATCGAAACTTTGGCCTAGCTGGCTAATGTCTACTTCTAAGTCGCTTCTGAAAACAACTTGATGCGGTAATTGTAACTTATCCAAGTAGTAGCCTAGTCTGTGATTCAAATATGCAATATTTTGCTCAATAATACGCTTTCGGACAAATGAGTCTTTGCTAGTAAGCAGTTTTAGCAAGAAATCTTGGTGCTCTAGCAACTTTGTAGTGTTGTTAATAGTATCCCAACTGATTTCGGCTAGAGCAGTATTCTTAAGACTTTCAATTTGTTCTTGATAAGGGTCATTTTCGACGATCCTTGTTTCAAGTTGCCTCTGAAGATTTTCTAGGTTGTTTTTGTGGGACATTGCATCTTCGACACTAGGGTACCTTGTTTTAGGTTTATCGCCTAGTTCAATAGAACGAACGACAATGTCAGCTTGTGCCAAGTAGCCATGTTCTTCTCGAAGCGCAGATACGGTTAGCTCAACTGCTTCTTGTGCGCTTGCACTCATTTGCTCATGTTGGGCATCGTGTACGTCTTGTCCGCAACTTGGGCACCGATGTTCTACAATGTCAGCAAGACTTTTCTGTGCAATAGTTAATGCATCTTGTAGCTTTTTAACGTTTGACTGGCGGTTTGCAAGTTCTTTGTTAGCTAGTTTAAGTCGAGTTTCGTTTTCTTTGTACAAAGCTAACGCACGATGTGCTTCTAGCTCAGCTTCAATGTCTGTACTTGCAAGTTCGTTGATAGCAGCATTAAGAGTCACAATGTCTGACTCTCGTTTTTGTGCCCATACTAGCGATCTGCGTTCCAAGTCATTGATACTTGACTGAACTCGAGCATTACTTTCTTGCAGGGCCTTGATGCGCGACTCTTCATCGCGAATCTTTTCCTTGCTTGTTTTAATTTGTTCTTTGAGAATGTCAGCTTTTTCACTTAGCTGTGTAATACCTAGCAGTTCTTCGATGATATCACGCTGTTCATTGGCCTTTAAACCCAAGAAAGGCTGTGTATAGGTGTTTAAAGCAACAAGATGTTTGAACATTTCGCTACTCATGCCAACTACACGCTCAATGTGTTCTTGTGTTACACGATTTTCACCTGCGCCTTCATCTGTGCCAGCTTCGTTAACCTCATGGTCGTCGACATAAAACTTTAACAAGTTAGGTTTACGACCACGTTCAATCTTATACTTGGCACCATTCTTTTCAAACTCAACAGTAACCAACATTGCTTTGCCGTTGGTCTTGTTAATTAAGTTTTCTTTGCGAATGTTTGTTAATGCGTTGCCGTAGATGGCATATGATAGCGCATTAACCATAGTAGTTTTACCTACACCGTTGCGAGCACCATCACCGCCCATGTCTAAGTTGTTACCAAGAACAAGGGTTAAGCCGTATTTGTTCATGCGTAAGCCTTGCGTTACATTGCCTACGCTCATGAAGTTTTTAATTGTTAGATTCTTAAACTTAATCAAGCTGTTAGTCCTTGGTAAATCTGTGTTAGTATTTGTCGATCAATTACATCAGAGTCAATTGCTTGAATCTGATTTAGCACAATAGCATCTACAGATTCAAATTGTAGTTCTCCGCCTTCCCACTCAGTTGAGTGATCATCCTTCTTACCAGGAATCAAGCTGAGCTCACGCATGTTGTATTTTTCAACCCATTGCTCTTTGATGTAGCTAGCTTCTTCGTAGCTAATGTCTACATCAATTGTAATGCGAGCAAATGTTTGTGCATCAAACAGTTCTTCGTGGCGATCGATGGCTTGCGTTAGTGTTAGCGTTCTAAACTTAGGAGCTTGCGGCCATGATCTAAAGTCTGGTTCTCCGCCGTATTCTAAGAACATACATCCACGCTCGTCGTCCCATGCATCTGCGTAATTGTGCGGGAACGGATTGCCCATATACACAATATTGCCTTTACGCTGGCGCTTGTGGAAGTGACCTGAAAACACTAGCTCTTGATTTGGAAAGTGTCCTGCGTTAAGTCCGCCATGGTCTGGCATTTCAACCATAGCGTTCATTTTGAAATGAGGCAACTCAAAGTGTCCAAACACATATTTACTTTTGAGCTTTTTCATCTTTTCCCATTCGTCCCCGACTAGCCAAGGAACAATGGTCATATCTCCAACAGTTAGCATCTCGTTGACAATAACAACGTTGTCTAAGTAGCCGCCAAATGGAAGCGAGTTAATCTCGCGCTTTTCTCTGTAAGCTAAGTCATGGTTGCCCATGATCAAGTAAACCTTTTCAAAGTTTTCTGATAGGTACTTGATGTTTGATGTTGTATAGTTTAGCGTACTAACGTTAACTGTAGAACGGTTATTGTGCCAGTCACCGAGAAAGATGCATGTTTCAGCACCTTCCTTTTTAGCTTCGGCAGTCATCCATTTAACAAAGTTTTCGCAGTCATCATTGTGACTGCGGCTGTTGTTACGCAAACCAAAGTGAATATCTGTAAAGCAAACTGCTTTTTGGAAACATTGAGTCATAGGTTTATTGTAACATACCTTCGAGGGTGTGTCTACAACGAGTTAGCTCATCTTTAATGACTAACTTTTTCTTTTTAATCATTTGAGCAACTGGAGTATCGTTTTGATGATGCTGCTCTAGGATCGTTAACTCTGACTCTAAAGTAGAGTGCCGTTCTTCTAAATGATGAATGTGTCGTTTAAGACTTTCCGGATGATGCATTTCTCACTCCTTTGTTAAAAATGGTTCAAGTTCAGGTGGTGTCCATCCCAACGGCTTAAGGACCTTGCCATCTTCACGTTTGCGAACTTTGCCAGTTTCTTTGTCAATCTTAGCAAAGTTAGTTTTCATAACTTCTTTCCAAGCGCCTTCTGCATCAAAGCCTGCACTGTGGATTGCACCAATGGTAACAACTAAAATGTCAATGAGTGCATCAAGTGTTTCTACTTTGTCATGAGCTGCAATAGCATCGCCTAACTCATCTGCTTCTTCCTCGATTAACTTTAAGTACATGTTAAACTGGTCTGCATTGAATGAGTCTGTGCTTTGATCACAGGCCCGCATAAATTTTTCCTGATCGCGGAAAGGATTAGTCATTTGTTGCCTCTACTGTATCATCTGCTTCAATTTCTGCAATTGCTTCAGATTCTTTCATAGCATTGAATCGCTCAATGCCTTCGATATGTGCCTGCTGGCTTTCCATTTGTCGTGTCCATGATGGCATTTGTCCTGAGTCTTGTAGCAAGTCATCGCGGATGTCACGTTGGCGCTTTTCTACGTTAAGGACTCGCGTAAAGCTGTTGGTAACTGCGGCAGTATAGTAAGCAAACGGGTTTTGTGATTTGCCTTCGTCGAATTGAAGCGCAATTTGTGTAAGCTGAATAAGTGCTTGCCCGCGCATTTCATC